GGATTTCTTTCCACCACCACCTTTCCCACCGACTTTTTCAGTGGAAGTGTTTTTCGTTTCTTTGAAATTTGTTGTCCAAATCAGATTACCACCTATACGAGCTCTCCCGTATAGACGTTTAATCGGTTGACCTTCAGAAGAGGTCGAAACCTGCATTTCGGTAAGACGAGGACCTTCGCTCTGCTGATTCTGACTGACACCAAAAAGTCTATTATCAATGAACGATCCAACAGCAGCAGCCGCAAGATTAGCAGCGAACAACGTGAATCCGGAAAGCCCAGCGGAGGCGACAGCAGCTGTCAAGAGGAGAGTAGCCATCAACGGACTCCCTTAAACTTGAAGACACCGACGAGCTTTTTCTCCCACCATTCAGTGATTTCATCTTCACGAACTTGATGATCTGAATAAGCATGAATCATCAACTTCGGCCCAGAAACGATTGAACAGTGTTTGACAGCCATGTCACGACGCATCCTGAAGAGTAGTAGGTCACCCTCCTTGGGCTCTTTGACCTCAATGAAATACTTCTTTGCGACAGCCATCAGAGGATCGTCTACTCGATGGTCACCCCATGAAGGAGAATAATTCGGCAACTCCTCTGGGTTCTCAGACCCATAGAATTCACGCCATATTCCGCGAAGAAGGCCGAGACAATCACAGCCCTGACCCTTCACCGATTCTTGATGATGGTAAGGAGTGCCGATCCAGCTTTTTGCAATTTCAACTATTTCTTGACGCTTAGTCATTGAAGATGCTCTCCCCACTCTGACTGCCATCACGATTAGCATATCTGGTGATGTAGTCTGACCCTGGAATGAGATTAAACCCTTGAAAGTTCGTCGTATTAGCGAATTTAGAATTGCAAGTCGCAATTGACTTGTCACAGCCAGCGACCACTTGCACACTGTCACTCACACCGATTGGAAAAGGAGGGCGTTCCCAGAGAACGACGACATTACTGGAATGAGCTTTAATTTCAAAACGAAGACCAGCGTTACTACCAGTCTGAAATTCAAGGACACCTTGAGTATAGAAATTCGCTTGCCCACTATTCGCCAATCCAGATAGCGTCATGCGACGATTATCTTCTACCGAACTGACAGTCGCAATATCAGTGAAAGCCGCAAGGTTCTTCTTGCAACGGCTATCACCGAGAATGGCGTCACAAGTCCGTTGATAACTGCGTCCAGTTCTTTGTTGAAGTCTGTTTGTCTGTGATCGAAGTTCAGCACTGAAAGCATACTCACCACGCTTCACCTGACCGATGTTTCCCTTGCTGAGCAAAACACGTTGAGCGACGTCATTGAAATTGACCCAATACAGTTCGACGAGAGCGTCGTCATAACGACCCGCTGCAAGATCATCTTCATTGATAGTGTCGTCGCTGAGAGCTCCCTCAGCATTCAGGTTATCTACCGATAGCCCAATGGAGGATTCAATCTGAGAAGCAGTGAAGCCACTGGCAGCTTTGTAAGTGACAGAAGCAAAAGTGAGATCGACGTCATGCTCAGTGAAGCCCTGTATCAGTCCGTCAGAACGTGTGACTTTCCAGCAATGAACCATCGTGGTTTCACCCTGATCAAGGAAAGTCTGAAGTCCAGCAGGAAGAGCTTTCATACCCGAATCTCCAAGATGTCAATGTCGGGAATAGCACCAGCGTTGAATTGCTCAACGTTGATCATGATTTGATCGATATCAAAACGAACCGGAACATCAAATTCAAAACCAGCAGTCACAGAAACACCAGCTCCTGGAGCAGAGAGGAAAGTTATAATCCCAGTCGTCGTGTTCACGGTATAGTGTGTTATCTCTGTTCGAACAACTCCGTTCAGAGCGATCTTAACGCTTCCAGCAACCGGCTTCTTGATAATCCGAGTGTAAGATCCACCAGCGTCGAAGTATGTCTTAACCAACTGAAATTGAGTCGTAGTCCCATCACCAACACCGATCTGAATGTCAGTTGCTGTTGTCGCTGTTATAGGATCTTTTGACTTGTAATCAGCCCAGTCTTTCCAGCGAAAACCATGCAATTTCCCACGACGAGCTTCAAAGAACTCAATTGTCTCATACAGATCCTTAAGATCTTGCAAACCAAGACCAGCATTATAGCTACGACGAGAATGCTGCCAGATGCTGTTCCGTTGCTCGAACCCAGATCGCAAAGTCACAACGTCAGTCATCCGACGCGGACCACCGGAAGAACCTTTGGAGATACCTGTGGGGAATTGAACTTCGTGAAAAGCCATCACATATTCCTTTGTCCGCGACCGATCATACGAGCAGCCTTAGCAGAGAGCTGAGACTCACTAGCACGGAAACTTGCTACATCAGGAGTTGTGATATTGAAGTTCACAATCGTCTGGTTTGAAGCTCCACCGTTTCTACCACTTTGTCCACGAGGGGTGACCGAAACCTCTTCTCCATCTTGAGCGCGGAAAGCGACCAGTCTGTTATCATTCCCACCATTAGGCAGAGGAGCGATGCCAGTGTTTGGACCGACAGTGAATGAACCACCAGTTTGAAGACCAAATAGGCTCTTGAAACCAGAGAACAGAGAACCGAATATATTCCCGCCAGCCTGACCTCCAGCCCCTCCTCCAATCCCCGAGCCACCGAAGAGTTGTTGGAACGCTTGAGAAACAACGAGCTGAATGATCATTTTATTGATAGAGCGGATTAGAGAGCCGAAGTCAGCTTCACCATCAACCACAAGATCAGCAATCGCCGACGACATGCCATCAAATGCAGTCGTGATGATATTTTCCATCTGAGTGGCATAGTCGCCAGTCTTCTGAAGGATCTTTAAGAACCCTCGCTCCATACCAGAAGCCATGTCAGTTTGAGAGTTGAGGAATTCTATACGAGCCTTGATCACCTCATTCGTAAATTCAGCTTGATTGATCTTGCCAGCTTTAAGGAGCTCATTGAGGGCACGAAGAGTCAATTCATATTCGTAGGCAGGGCCACGAACAGATTGGTAAATCTCAGCGGCTTTCTTTAAGGTCTCGTTCTCGTTGAGAATTTCCATAACCAGAGCACGTTCGGTCTCAGTCAACTTCCGTTTGAGTTCTTCTTCAACTTTGATGATTGCCTGTAGTTTCTCACGCTCAGCAGCATTCACACGAAGCAATTCATTCTGAAGAGTGAGCTCTTGAACAATCTGTTCAAAAGTCTTTCCACCACCACTTCCAGCAGCCCCTGGAGTCGTTCCAGCAGTTCCTGGTTTATTGAGATCAGCATTCGTGCGAGCCAGCCTCTCTTGGGCAACCTGACGAGCACGAGCAAGAACTGCACTCCAAGCATTGCCGATATAATCGGTGTTTAGAGACCTACCAAATTCTTCACTGAAAATCTGACCGACTTCAGAAGCAGCACCAGACAACTCCTGACGATATTGGCTGAGATCAACTTTTCCAATCAAGTTAGCGAACGGGTTCTCTTTGCCGACTGCGACAGCGGCCTGACCAATAAAGTCAAGCAGACCTTGGATTGCGGCGAGGATACCATTGATCCCAGTCTCAATGACAGTTATCAATCCATTGATTGCCATCTTGCCAACGTCCATCAAAGCAGCGGGAAGAATATCCCACGCTTTGACAACGCTGTTCACCAGACCGACCCAGAGACCGATCTGCATGTTGATATAAGTCTTGACAGCATTGACGATCCAACCAAGGATCTCAACTATCTTGTTCCACAACCATGTGAACTTCTCACCGACCCAATTCAACGCAGGGCCGAAGACGTCCACAAGGAATTTCTCAACTGGAGCGATAGCTTCCATGATCAATTGGAAAGTGGCGATACCTACATCACGAAGAGTGACAAGCCCATTATCAGCCACACCGATCTGATCAGAGAAATACACCAGAGCGAGAACGACAGCGGCGATAAGAGCAATGATCGCACCGATTGGGTTAGCGATAATGACAGCCCAGAGAGCCGTGAAAGCTGAAGCGACACCACGAACGATTGCTGCGAGACCTGGGAAAGCCGTGCTCAGACGTGCTAGGACGCCACCAGCGGCGGCATTCGCCACTGTGGCACGGCTCTGAGCAGCCGTCAGAGTGTTCGTCGCAGCGGTTTGAGCAGCCAAAGCACCTGTCAGTTGACCTTTGGTCGCAAGAAGAGCA